GTCTCCAGATGGTAGCTCTGCTTGCGTCTACCTTCTCGCAAATCTCGCTGACCGACGGTGCATATCCAACCAGTTTAATATAACTGACGATATACATATATATTTCTTTTCTGAGAGCCTGTCCCTGTTCGTATCTATTCTTTGTGTTGTACGGCATTTTGATTCTCCTTTTCCAATTCTTTTGCCTTATTAAACATCTTGGAAAGATAATTCGAATAAGCAACAAGCATGTGATCTACAAATCCATTTTTGTTATATTTTTCAGATACAACATGGATCTGTTCAACTACCTGCTGCCAGTATTCATCTTTTGCCTCAATTCCGGCAGTCTGGAGGACCAGTGCCGGAAAGTCAATCTGTAAAAACTTTATGGTGTTCGGTATCTGCTCATGCGTCACTCTCATACTTACGCACCTTCTTCTACCTCAAAACTCTGTTCAAGAAGTCGCTCGTTATCCTTGCTAAACGCCTTTATATAGCTCTGTTTTATCGGTCTGATAAAATGTATGCCGTTAGCTGATTTAGCCCGGGAAACAGCCACATAGAACTGTCCAGGATCCCAACAGCAAGGGTCAATGTTGATTTTTTCAAATGTCTGTCCCTGTGATTTATGAATGCTGATTGCCCAGGCAAGTTTTACCGGGAACTGAGAGAAAGAGCCTACTTTCTTACGGACAATCTTCTCTTTCACGATCTTCCGACCATCCTTTTCTTGTTCGGATTCCTCAATAACCTGTTTCTCAATGTCTTTATTGTATCTATATAAGCTAACTGTTTTGCCCTTATCAGTCTTGATAACCAGATAAGATTCTTCAAATTCTCCGTTTTCCACAATTTTCTGAATGATGCCAATCGTTCCATTAACGTAGTTTCCAGACAAATCATTGACTGTAATCATCACTTTTGCACCGATGTTAAGAATTAAGTCCTCTCTGGCAAATGCAATGTTCTTAATATCGGCAGATGTTAGCTCGCCGTCAACTGCTGCATGAAACACTTTTTCGGTCTTTTTATCCAACTTGCCAAGGAAAGTATTGTTAATTCTGTCAGCTTCTGCATTAGTGCCAACCAAGAACGGCGCTTCCGGTATAACTTTGTCTGATTCGTTGTTCTCCAGATATGCAATGGATTTTCTAATATTGTTGCCATATTTAATATCATTCAGCACATACTTAAATCCCTCATCATTCTGCCTGCATACCTCATCAAGTTTGATATATTCAAATCCCATTTCTTTCCAGTATTCAGACATGAAAGCATATCCATGTTCATACTTTCCACCCTTTCCATAATCAGATCCATACATCCGACAGAGAATTTTTCGATCGTCTGTCGTAATAACTGGCGGAAGCTGGTAGAAATCACCTATCACGATTAACTGAATGTCTTCTTTGTCCTCTCCGATCAGAAGTCTGTCAACTGCTCTCTCTTCATTCTCCGTGATAATTGTCTTTGCAATCATATTGAACAAATCGAACCGGCACATGCTGATTTCATCAATGATAAGAACATCTGCTTCTTTCAGAAGTTCAGCTCTGGATTTCACCTTTTTCTTATAGTCCTCAAATTTAATTGAAATATTCAATGCTCGGTGTACGGTAGTTGCCCCATATCCGATATTATCCGCTGCAATTCCAGTAGTGGCGGATACCAGAATATTTTTACCAGCTTTTTCCGCCTCATCGATGAACGTTTGGATAACCGTTGTCTTGCCTGTTCCTGCGTCACCTGTCAGAAAAACATTACTGCCAGACAGCATTGTATCTAATGCATATCTTTGCTTTTTATTGAGATCGTCTTTTTTCATTTTGTAACCACTCCTTGTAATAATTATGTTAACTGAATATTTTTGCAATATTCAGTTAATTTTGTTATAATAAATCTAATTGCATATACTTTTTAATTTTGTAACCCGTGTGTAACCGGCTTTTTTAATCCACTGGTTACGCCACAAACCCTTATTTTATGTGGGCTTCAGAGGTGTGTAACCGTGTAACCAATGTAACCAAGGTTTTTATATAGGAGAATCACTAGAGTATATGTTTTTTATACACTCTCAAACTTTCTCCTATAGGATGTTTTTTTTCGTGTTACAACGGTTACATGGTTACAAATTACGAAAACGGAACATTTGTTTCGGCATCAGCTGGCAGAAAACCAGTTTCAATAACCTCATTTTCTTGCTCGTTTTCAAGACTTTTTATATCAACAATCTTTACCGCAATAAGCCTCATTACACTTCCACCGTCTCTTTTTAGTACCGTATCTCTTTTTCCTGTGTGCTTGATTAACTCTCGATTAATCGCCCAGGCCGAAAAGGCTTTTCTGGAGAATCCATTGTTCTTCAAAAGGTTTTCAAGAGGTTTCGGATAAAAATATACATATACATCTCCATATTCATCTGGCGTTTCCTTGAATCCCCACTGATCACAGCTAAATTGCGCATCAAAGTGCTGTCCGTACACTGAGAGACTTTCAAGAATGAATTCATAGCATCTCTGACCTTCTGATACATCTTTCTTGCGTGTAGGTATGTCTACAACGTCCTCGACCGTCAGCTCACGTCCATCCTTAAATATGAAATCTGTAGCTAATTTGTCAGCCAGCAGAAGTGTAGATATTGCCATTACCTGCTTTGCTGGAAAGTCATATCCGTCAAAACCTTTCTCAATTTCGGCTTTCATTTCTTTCAGATCATCCGATGTGAACTGTTTGAGATTTCCAACGAACACTCTTCCAGCAAAGCCGTAGTTCTTCACGACAATGCCGTTAATCTCTGCTGGATTCTCGTAAATATCCTCACAACATTCAATTTCAATAATTCTGTTGATAGCTCCGCCGGAATCTGCAAATTCCGAAATAGGGTTCTCACCGTTGCAAATAGTCACATTACTCCATGTATTTTCCTTAGCTGCTCCGAGGTCCTTATTTGAACGTGCTTTTCCTTTGCCAGAACAGAGATTGTAAATCAATGTTTCGTAGTTATCCCGGATATACTGAGAAGCATTCTTCGAGTCGTCCAGAATCATCGGAAAGTTATTGAGCATATCTGCCCTTGTCTCCAATGATGTATCTGTTGAACGAAAATTCCCAACGTAGGCTCCCGGTGCCGGATTCCCCCAAACCGATGCCGCTATATTGATTGTTACCGTCTTTCCGCCTCCTGTCTGCCCATAGAAATCTACGATGAACGGTAGCGCATCAAGCGGCTGTATAAGAACACTCGCAAAAGATGCTGCCAGTGCTATTCGCGGTTCCAATCGTCCGCATGATCGTAGCTGCTTAGCCAGAGTCACCCACTTGAAGTAGTCTCCACTTTCCTGTATACTTTGGAATAGCGTTTTAAAGCGGTATTCACCGTCAAAAACGATTGAAAGGTCGTAAGGGACAAATGTATTACCATGCCACCCCAGTTTGCTTGTAGAGTGCTGTATGTCGATCATATCGGCATTGTACATTTCAACATCCGCCAGATACTTTACGAGAAGCCTTGCATTCTCTGAGTTGACCTGCACCCCGAACCTTGCAAGATTAGTTATTGCCCTGGAAGTCACAATGTCAATTTTTGGAACAGTTATTTCTGTCCAATATCCATCCCTTTTAAAAGCCACCGTGATCTGTTCCTCTCCTGTCTCGATGTTTTTTAGACGACGTATCGGCATGATCGGGTGGTGACATACAAGTTCTCTTGCCTTAGATGTTTCAGAGGAAAATATTCCGTTCTCTGTAGCTATCCAGCTACCACAAGCCATGTTAGGATATTCCTTATCAACAGAATCAGGATAAAAGTTTGTGATGTTTTCAACTAACTGCATAGAACGATTTACTTTTTCTTCTTTTTCCTTTTCCTGTTCTGCTTTCTGGAATTCCTTTATGAACTCTTCTGCTATATGCTTCGCTTTCACACTTTTTGCCCGGTCCATCAGCTTAAACTTGATTTCTGAGCGGTCAATTTTACTTTTTACTGAAAAAAGCTCTTCATACAACTGCTTTTCCATAAAGTCTTGTGCCTGTAAGTTTTCAATATTTTCAAGAATTTTTCTCACCTCCTGACTTAGCTGATAACATTTCGTATCTGCTTTTTTCTTTCTCAAGATTAAACTGGCACATATACCACTCTTCTGAATCAGGAGGGAACGTTTTTAGTGCTGTTTCGTACATAAGTATGTTCTTTTCTACCTGCTCAATCTCATTAGGATCCTGAACAGGGTTGTGTTTTTTTGATTTAATATCTCGCATTTCATGTCTGATCTGGTTGCGGCTTTTACCTTTTTTTGATATATAAGTGCCACCCAGCTCAATAAACGCCGTACTAAAAGGGACGGATTCGTATTGCATCACAAAATCAAACACATCACCGCCAGTTCCACAGCCGAAACAGTAAAAGGAATCATCGTAGATTTTGCAGGACGCTGACTTTTCCTTGTGAAAAGGGCAACATATAAATCCTGCTCTATTCGGCCTTAGCCCGTACCTGGAGAGAATTTCTGGCATTTTTACTGACTGTTTGATTTCTCCCTTAGTCATGACAGCAGCTCCACGATCCGCCGCCCAGTTTCTTCTTTCGTGCAGAATTCAAATCGGACTCCGTATCTATCTCTGATTGTGCAGAGAGATTTATACAACTGGCAGCCATCAACAGCCTTGTCAGAGATTACAGTCTTTACTTTTTTGCCGTTTATCGTCCTCCAGATAACTTTGTGTTTCCTTGGGTTCTCCCAAAAATGCACATCGCCAACTGATTTAATATCTGGTCCATGCTCACATAGGATAATCAGCTGAATACCGGCTTCACGTGCCCTGATAAGTTCTGCCTTGAATCTTTCATGTTGTTGACAGACATTTCCACAAAGCTCTTGTAAATCCTTCTTACGGTCAATACAGAGCTTTGCGTTGTCAAGCGACTGATAATCTCCACAATATAACTTTGATCTGAAATACTGCACTCCAAGGTCATCAAACTGTTTTTGAATCCGTTCCCATTCCTTTTTGTGTTCTCTTGTGTCTGCTTGTATAACCATTAAAAACACATCCTTTTAATTGAACGGAAGGACATCATCTGCCACGCTGTCTGGAATACTCATAAAGTCCGTACCTGACGGATTTGCTCCCATGATAGCTTCTTCTTTCAGATGATCGTCATAGGCTTTTGTGGTACGCTCTTCTGGGATATCTGCATCCTTAATTCCCTCAATACTTCGGAACCATGCAAGCTTGTGACGTTTTACTTCTTTGTTATCGTACCAGTCTTTTTCAAGACGGAAGATTCCACCGATCAGCTTTCCTTTAAACTGCTGCCCGAAGTTATCGCCCCACTTAACGGCAAATCCCGGATTTGATTTTTCTACGCATGTGATAAATGTTTTAAGGTTACGGACACCATAATCTACACCCTCATCAATAACCATGTAATTAGTACCTGCATTCGGATATTTCTTGTCTGGACGGATATCGTTCTCAAACTGTTTCATGAAATAGCCGGCCTGTTCGTCTCCTTCTGCGAAATCAAACAAGATAACGAGCATATCGAGTCCACCCTGTGTTTTTTTCTCTGATATCTGCTTAATTACCATCTTATGACCACCAAGCTTAATTGGTTCAAATTCTCCTGCTGCCTGTGTAGTATCGTAATTATTTGGTTTCTGCATTGTCTGTTCCTCCTAATTCATAATAATCTCTGATAACCTTGTCAACTTCTGCAAGGTCGTTATCAATAGTTAAACTGTCAAACATCCCGATCGGGGACTTACTTACCGCTCCCTGACTGGACTGAGTGACAAATAAGTGCTTTCCACTCTCTTCGATGCATCGAAGAACGATGGTAAACATGCCCTCGATGCAAACTTTTTCGTCCAGAAGCTTACCAATTGTCTTAGGCTTTACTTCCCCGGAGTCATCTTTTTCCTCATGCATCATAAGGTAAACAATTTTATTCTGCGGTACTTTTGTTACAATGAACTGGATAAGATTCCAGAAATAGTCTCCAATATCATTGTACAGAGCGAACACTGCATTGCCTTTTCCGGCAGAAGCGTGTCCCTTCATGAAATGATTCGTAATAAGATATCCTGCATCATCAATCACAATTGACTCCGCTTTTGATGCGATCAGACACTTCATTACCTGTTGGTAATCATCTGTAAACCATCCGTCAATCTTTCCTTTAAACGGAAGCGGTTTATTCAATACTCTAATAAGATTCCAATGTTCATTCTGGCAGTTTCTAAGACTGGTGCTCTTGCCAGAACCAGATTTTCCAATAATTAATACGGGTGTTGCCATTACTATTCCTCCTTGTCATAAACCACATGCTTGCTGCCCTCAACAATCAGCAAACTCGCGATATCCTTCATAGAAATGGTTGATTCGTTATAGATTTCAACCAGTGCGTTGTATGCTTCTGGCGAAACTTTCACGACCGGGTTGTCCTTATCAGTTGCTGGCTGTTTCTTTCTTGCCGGAATACGGATTTCAAATTCACTCACTGATACTTTCCTCCTTATATGATTTCTGAGCCGTTAAAAGCCCATTTAAGGCTTGTACGTAACTTGCCAATGTTCTTGCCTTGTATGATTCTTCAATGGGATTATCCGGGACTGTGGCAAGCTGTATATCAATCAATCTCAGAACCTCATTAATTCTCTCATCCATGTTCACACCACCTTGAAAAAGCAGTACAGGTTATCCGAAGCGTCCCCGGACTTCTCTCCATCAATATCTTCAGCTTTGTGGTACTCCACATGGTCTAGAGACATGTCACAGTTCTCATAGTCCAGAATGTAATCACCTCTGGACTGAAGCTCTCTGAGCAGTTCGTTGATACATCCTGCTATCTCCAGGCTGGGAAGAAGTTTCATAATCGCTATTTGCTTACTCATTTGGACACTTCCCATCTATCAGAAGTTCCAACAAGAAAGCTTTGATTATTCTGAGGCTTTCACGACTTTCTTTCTCATAAAATGGGTTAAAAGATACGTTTTGGTACAAATCCCATTTAAATTTGTCTTTGAGAAGGAGAACATCTTCTTCCCTTTTAACCCCTCTTACTCCCAAACCGTAGCCCGAAAAATCAAAGGTGATATTTGCTGCCGGAACTTCGTTCACAACTCTTTTACAAAGTTCATAAATTTCATCAATCTCTTTCTCAAACATCTTCTTATCCTCCTTATTTCTTACCAGTCTGCTTTCATCTGGCGCACCGCCCATGCTGCCGAGATACCAAAAAAGATGTTCAGCCAGATAGGTATATCCACATATTTCCCGGCAAGCATACAAACAGCAATTAGCATATACTCTTTCATTTTATTTCATTTCTCCCAGAATCCACGCGAGGTTGCTCACCACCAGTGCGGCGGCTGTCACAATCCATGCAGTGAACCATCTTTTTGACTTTTTCTTGCTTTCTTCGACAATTTCAGTCGCAAGTGCTACTTCGATGCCAGCCCATGTAAGCTGGCTTTCGTTTTTAATTTCACTCATATCTAGCTAATTTCTCCTTATTTTTTCTTATTTGTCTTTACAATTAGCAGATAGAGGCTTATAATTAACCTGTATCTACTAAGCGCGATTTAGTAGATGCAAGCTCCGGGGTGGAGGTTCCAGCTCCCTCCGGAGCACCTACTTATTAAGAGCAGCTTTGCCTTTCCAGACATGACCAGTTACTTCATAAACTTTCCTAGGACTTATGATGTATGTAATTCGTCCACCGGAAAGGCTTTTTGCTGGCTTGTTATTCTGCACAGCCACTCCAATTGGCAACCATCCGTACACAATCCCTGCCCGGATTGCTGTTACAGGAAGTCCGATCAATTGGCTCGCGTCGGCTACGGTCAGAATTTCTGACGAGAATTCCGGCATCTGTGGAATGCCTGATATGATTCTCGCAACCTCTGCAGCGAACTGATGGACTTCTGCATTTTCTTTGATGTAAGTATCAACCTCGCTCATTTCATACTCCTTTCTTATTTTTTTAGAAAAATCTTTCGTCTTCCCATCAACCTATTGTATTTCCTTTCCCCTCTACCTATAATGCATTTACAGGCACCGACATGCTGAGTATAACGAAAGGGGAATTATATGGTTGAAACAATTACACGACTGTATCATTGCCACAAGATTCACAAACACGTGACTGTTTATGAAGAGTATGAGGTTTCTGATAGCGGTCGCCACCTACTGCGGTGCTCATGTCCATATCATCAATACACGGAAATGAAGCCGCGCTGTGATGGGTATAATGACCATGGTTTTCAATGTGGTTATGCAAAAAATCAATAACCAGGCTCACTAACTCATCTGGTCGCTCACTTGGCGATAGGTAACAGTAAAGCCGAAGGTCACATTTGCAACAGTCTCCACCAGATTCTTTGCAGTGCTGACTGACGGCTTTATTAAATTGTAATGCGTCCATTTATGCTCCTTTCTAATTCAATTTAATTGAAGTTATTTGGCACAAAAATAAAGTCCATAGGAATTCCAGAAAGCTCACTCATTTTTCTGAGCTGTGATAATGTCGGCTCTGTTTTTCCTTTTTCCCAATTAACTACAGTTGCATTGGAAATACCGAATATTTCAGCCCATTCTTTCTGATTGCATCCTGCGTTTACTCGAACAGCTTCTAATGAAATTTTTGGCATTTGCTCATCTCCTTTCTTAACTTCTGAGCTTATTATAATTCAACTGTATTGAATTGTCAACACCAAAATTCAAAATAATTGAATTAACTATTGAATTTTTTATAAATATGATGTACAATACAAAATGTAAGGAGGAAAAGAATCATGACGACCATGACAACTGAAGAGCAGAAAAAGATCTTCTCGAATAATCTTAATAAGTACATTTCAAGAAGTGGGAAACAGCAAAAGGAAATCGCTGAAGCCATTGGAACAAACGCATCTACATTTAATATGTGGTGCAAAGGCAATTCGATGCCGGGAACCGGAAAGATTAGAGCCTTAGCCGATTATTTCCGAATAAGAATGTCAGATTTGACAGATTTAAAAGAGAATCAAGACCCTGATATTGAATTTGGAGATGTAGTTACAAAAATCGAGCAGTCAGACCCTCGTTTCAAAAGAATAATTCTTGAATACGATAACCTGCCGCCCGATAAAAAAGATTTGTTATGTGATTTTTTTGAGAAGTTTATTTTCTAAAACACAAGGGTAGGAATCATTTTCCTGCCCTTTCTTCCTTATAAGCCCTTTTTACACACCCGTAAATAAATTTTATCATTGATTCACTATGTATTTTCTGTATCATCTCAATAATCTCTTTCTTATAATCCATAATAACCCTCCCTGTCATAACTACCACCTACACTACAGTATATGTTCGGCTGTGGGAAATAGAACCGAACATTAGTTCGTTTTTGCTATTATACCACCTATTCCGACTCTTGGCAACTGCCAATGATATACATGAACTCTCACTATTTTATAGAAAAAAACATTTCTTTTTCATTTAAATCACTCTATTTCGTTCTAAATCTTTACAATATGCTCTTAAAATGATAAAATAAAAATACCACGAATAACCGTACTTTACATAATATTGCAAAATCAGCGGTACAAAATACATAATCCGCATAAAAAGTGCGAAGTGTGGCGAAAACATATCAGGAGGGTGTTTATCATGAATGAAAAGAAAAAATATTGTAAGCACTGCGGAGAACTTATTGACGACGACTGTGTAGTGTGTCCTAAGTGTGGAAAGCAAGTAGAACAATTAGCTTCCAATAACAGAGATATTATCATTAACAATTCTGCATCTTCCTCTGCGTCCTCAGCAGCAAGTTCGGGTACACCGTATATAAAACGGAAAATGCCATGGTATCTAAGCTGGTTCTGGATTTTAATATTGGGTGCTTGTTCTGGCGGAATATATTGGATTGTTGGAATTATAATGAGATCAAATTGGAAATCACATAATTAAATAAAAAAACCGCCCCGGCATTGGCGTACCGGGACGGCGTTTATACATCTCCGGAGAGATGCTATATTCTGGCAAGACATATTGTATCATCTTCGGAGCAGTCGAACAAGACAGAAAATTTGTTCGGCTGTTATTTTTATACCTAAAAACAACTACATAAAGAAAAGAGGAATAAAAATGGCGAAGAAAAGAAAGAAATATCCAAAATTGCCGAATAACTTCGGCTCTATTCGATATCTTGGCAAGAACCGGAGAAACTGCTTTGCAGTGCATCCACCAGCTACACCGGACGATACTGGAAAGTTAAAACGTCCGCCGGCAATCTGCTACGTAGATGACTGGATAAAAGGCTTCACCGTCCTGACAGCATACAAAGCCGGAACGTATAGACCGGGCATGGAGCAAACACTCGAAGTGTCTCCTACAACCGACATAGATACTCTTATAAGCCGCTTGATTGCCGACTACAATACAATCAAGGGCATAGAGGATAAACACCCGGAAATCAAGAAATTGACGTTCTCAGAGGTATATAAACAGTTTTATGCGTGGAAGTTCCCAGGGGGGACAAAACTGTCATACAGTTCAAAGGAAGCATATCGGACAGCTTATACAAACTGTACTGTTCTGCATAATCGCATATTCGAAGATTTAAAGGCTCCTGATATGCAAAAGGTTATTGATGATTGTAAGCTGAAAAAGCAAAGCCAGATGGCTATTTTGACTCTGTTCAAGCAGATGTACAAATATGCAGTCTACTCAGAAATTGTGACAGAAAACAAGGCGTTATATGTCCATGTCAATGCTGATAATGACACCGAACATGGAACACCATTTTCTGATCAGGAGATGCAAGTGTTGTGGAATAATACCGACGATCCAGAAGTGCAGCTCATTCTTATTATGTGTTACTCCGGCTGGAGAATTGGGGAAGTGCTAAAACTTACAACCAACCTGGAAGAGAAATACTTTCAAGGTGGAATCAAAACAAAAGCCGGTAAAAACAGAATTGTTCCGATACATCCTGCTGTATATCATTTTGTTGAACAGAAAGTGCTGGCACAAGATGGAAAACTATGCGTGTATACTCAGCAACATCATAGAAAAGCACTGTTCTATCCTACACTGGAACGTTTGGGAATAGTCGGCAATCCGAAACACACGCCGCACGATTGCCGGCACACCTTTTCCGCCCTATGTGAAAAATACGGTGTACGGGAGAATGACCGAAAACGAATGCTCGGCCACTCCTTTGGCGGAGATGTTACAAATGCTGTGTACGGCCACAGAACACTGGAAGAACTCCGGGCAGAAATCGAAAAGATAAAAGTTCCATTTGTGACTAACTGTGACTAACGGAACCCATTTTTATCTTTCTAAAACAACCGAAATATCATTATCGAAATGCCGGAAACCCTATTAAAATCAACGTTTTCAGCAATTTTACAAGGATTTCCAACATTTCATTTTCATTATTCTAATTTTATTGTTTGTGACTAACAAATAGGACTTGAGGATTTGCGCAAATGCCCGTAAATACAGTACTTTTGGCACTATTATATTAGGAAACAACATTTTTATTTGTGACTAACGTGTGACTAACGATAACAGTCTAAAACTTCCGAAATGATACAAAATATGTTTATAAATAAAGTTCCCGGGGAATTAACCCCGGGATGTTTTTATATAGCAATCAAATCTTTCCATGTAGCGGGTCCACAGATTCCGTCCACTTCCAGAACTTCTTTTCTGGATTCCTGATAAGCTTTCAGAGCGTAAATTGTGTTTACGTCTGCTGCCCATGTAAGTTTCAACGCTTTGCCGTTTTTGCCTTTAAAGCCTCTGGCTCTTAAAATTTCCTGTAAGAGGAGCACAGATGTGTTTTTATTTCCTGCTTTTACTGTTTCTGGATTAAACATATATTTCTCTCCTGTTTGTATCGTATTGGATGGTATTTTATTAATGTCAGATGGTTTATTCACTGCATTAGACACAATGCTATAGTCTGGTGTGCAGAACTTAGTTCCGGGCATCTGACTGTTAAGGTAACTTTTAGCGCATACGCCACCACCATTTGCGATAATACCGGATGCGCCGGAAGTATTACCCTCTATTGTGTAAAATCTATCCCCGATTACTGCAGTAACCAGTCCAGTATGAGTGAACGTCCCGTTATGATAAAAGATAACAACATCACCAATTTTCGGGTTTGCGTTCCGGGCAAACAGTTTTCCCAGTGTCGGACAGTATACATAAGGCCAATGTTTTAAGAGTTTCTTTGCATTACCCAGACCAAAAGCTTTCATAAAACACCAAGAGATAAACGCTGCGCACCAGGGCTGTCCTTGATAATCCGGCTTAATGTCTCGCCAATATTTTGTATAATTCGCGGATCCTGCATTTGCTGTTTTACTGTCAAGCTGGCTGTTTGATTTTTTCTCTAAATAGCCCTCTTCATTTCTTGCAATCAGGATAACTTTTTCAATAGCTTTGTCCATTGTCGTTTCCCCCTTATTCTCATTTTTTGTTGCAGTATAGTCTTTGTAAAAGACATTTCTGTCTACTTTCCCTGAGATTCCCGGAATGGTTGCTTTACTGGAATACTGCCAGCCCACACCAAAGTCCGGCCGGAGTCGTTCCTGTAAAGTACCGTTATCTGATGCCGGATAACAGGCTATCCAGAAATCATATTTTTTCAGATGACTACAAATTACATTCAGGTACCAATCCACATTGCAATAAATACCAAATTTATATCCCGCTGCCGTGATAATCTTTTCGAATGCTTCTGCCGATTTATGGATCTGTTCAGCTCCAAGGCTTCTCTGATTATTCCATTCCAGATCCAGCCAGACCGGATACTGCAGTTTTCGCCCGTTTAGAACTTCCACGACCTTCTTGGCTTCGCTCTGTATCTCTGCAACTGTCATGGCATAACTGTATTTATATACTCCGGTTGGAATGTTATGTTTCTGACATCCGGAGTAATTTTTCTCAAAGCAGCTATCAATCACGTTTCCGGCTTCTGTGATCCGGAGTATCGCAAAGCCCATACCATAGTTTGCTACGGTATCCCAGTCGATTGCTCCCTGCCATGCCGAAACGTCTATGCCTTTATATTCTGCCATCATTGTACCTCCTGCATTATCGTGTAGATTGTCTTTACTGTTTCATTATAATCTGACCTAGTGATTCAGATACAGCGTTATCAATTACTCTGTTATCATTCCTGTGCCAGACTTATAGATATATTTATTTCTAATTCTGTCATATAAACAAAGCGTTCCGTCCGACTTTTTGACAGGGATCATATCTGCTACAAGATTACCTCCAGAATAAATCTTTGAGTAATATATTTTTCCTTTCAACCCAGCACCAGCAGCTTCACCATTTTTACTCATACAACCAATGTAAAATGGACTTGTCAAAACAAAGTTCCCTACTTCATCTAAATTGACCGTATTGTTTCCAAATGTTGCAGTTGCTCTGTTCTGCTTGATAACCCAGACATCTTCCCAGTATAGAGCATTTTTTGCCGCGCTGGATACCCCACCTCTAACAGCATAGAAGTTATCCGTCACTGTATAGCCGTACTTGTAGTTATTATCTCTTGCACCACAGATATACATCGTCCCTGATTTGATATATAGCTTTGTCTCTGTATTCGTGTTCTGATCAGGCAAGATTTCTGTGTCAAAATAACAGTTTCCGTCAACGCTGAGTGACTCTAATTCCGTGTGACTCTCACCAGGTTCAATTGTATTCTCAGTAACATTAATAGTGCACTGTGCCGTATATCCGCCATCATCTGTTGTGACTGTAACTACAGATGTGCCGGCAGTTTTTCCAGTCACCATTCCATTGCTGACGGTCACATTTGAATTATTTGTGCTCCAATTAACTGATTGATTCGTTGCGTCAGAAGGTCTTACGGTAACTACTAATGTTACGCTTTCTCCCTTTTGTATATTTAATGTACTCTTATCGAGAGATACGCCAGTCACAGGAACAACAGTCGGAGTTACGGATGCAGCGACACGTCCTGCGCCAAGAAACTGAAGTTGTTGATCAATAACAGGACTGTAGAATGTACGATACCATGGTTCCGTAGGATGCACACCATCACCAACCCCGCTATTCGCGTTTCGCGTATATTTGCCTTTGTTTTTAGATGTCATTGCAATCTGGGCATACTTACGCATATCAAGATATGGCATATTCCATTTTTCACAAATCTCAATTGCTTTCGACATAATACTATTGATATAGGAGTTGTCTTTCGCGAAACTGTGCGGAATAATGTACAGCTTAACAGCCAAAGGGTACGTATCCATAATGTATTGTAGTGCACTCTCAAATGCGCCACAAAACGTAGCCGTATTATACGAAGCATCATATCCAGATTCGATTGATCCGATTGGAATACTATTATTGATGTCATTAACTCCACCGTCAAAAATGATCGCATCAGCTGCACCAGTGTAACTCCTAATCTGCGTTACGATCGGTGTGCGTTCTGGGTTGGATGTAATGGCAAAGTTCGCACCAGATTCGGCTTCATTAATCCAAGTGGCATCTGGATATTTTTCTTTTAACGGCTGCACGACGCCGGTGCCTTCTTTCCATCCCCAGCCAGCCATAATGCTGTCACCAAACGCCACAATTGTCTTCCCTTTGTACGGATTTATCACTTCTTCGCTCACTGAACCACTACCAGAGGCACCCCTTGGAATGCCAAGATTCAGCACAGGATTTTCTGCTGTTCCTACAATTGATGCAGTAGCGCGTTGTCCTGCTTCAAGCGTGTCGACTTGGCCAATTGTAAATATAGGCGTTGCACCCACTTCACCTTTAGGACCTTGCGGTCCAGTAAATTCTCCAGCGTTGACCATTTCTGAAATGTCTTCGATTGAACACAAGCGTCTTACATCATTGGCTGCAAATGCAATGTATAAGGCTTTACCAGATGGAACGGATGGGTCATTGCCAAGAATTGCAACAGGCTCTCCGGGGCGAATTTTTGACGTGTCAAAATCAGCATACATGCCGCGTCGGAATTGTATAGTATATGTATCAGCCATATCAAACTCGCCTCCTTATAAAAGGAAATTATTTTTTATATAATTCTTTATGGAATCAAGATTTTTCTGTACATCATCATTCATTACAAGGAAATTACCTTTATTGTTCTGACTGATAATACTTCCTGTATTCTCATCTACTTCTGAATAAGTATAGGCAATGCGGCTTCCTTCTCCGGTGCTAAGATTCATGAAACTTGTTAAAATCTTCTTCATAATACTACCTCCATCTGGTTGATTATATTTGCTCTATCGTTAATAAGATCTGATTCGTAATCTGGTTCAGGGATCTCCGCTCCTTCTGATTCGTAATCTGGTTCAAGGATTTCTATATCTCTTGCGTCTGTATAAGCCGTATCTCCTGGGTCGGCAAATCGCATATGCTCATATTTGATTTGTCTCGCTTTAATTTCAAATGAAAATTTAAGTCCCGGAGTTCCTTTTACAATAAAATAATTTTGCTCTCTTTTAGATACCCAGCAATCCCCTTCCCCCTCTTTTTGTAAAAATACATAATATTTGGCAGCGACATTAGCAGATTCCTGAAAGATATCATCTATGTCAATCATACAGGTACCGTCATGCGATATTACAGATTCGCCGATATCTCCAAAAAATGGAGTCGGCATTTCATAGCAGTAAAAGAGTTGCTCATCGTAGTCAGCTGTTGATACCGATCTCGATTTTGTTCCACTTACTTTCAGCTTCCCTCTGATAGAAGCATCCGCAAGGTCTGTTCCCGTTCCGATGCTATAGAAATGTCCAGTGGCTTCTATATGCGTACCTGCTTTAACTTTTCCTGATGCCGAAACACTACCTGCTGAAACACTGCTTGTTATAGAAGCACTGTTTGCTGAAACGCTAGTGCCAACTGTGACTGAACTTGCATGTACAGTTCCTGTATAGAGGTTAATTCCTCTAATTCGTGTTCCATACAGTGTACCATATCCTGGTACATACACCCCTGTATTCGTTTCCGAATAAATCTCTCCGGTCGAAGCGTCCAGCGTTACTTCTCCATACGTGCCATTTTTTGCCGAAAGTTTTTTATATCCAACTTCCCATCCTGCTAGTTCACCAGTATTTATATAATCAGCATTCATGTACACATTGCCGTTTGACAAGTACAGACCTTTATTGCTACTGTTGTCACTTAACACGTCAATTATTTCTTGCTTAGACATCTTCCCTATGTCAAGATTACCAAGCACATTGTCTGTATAGCGGTTCGCACTTGATAGCGCTGTTGAGGCTTTATCTTCGGCAACGCTGTATATCGTATCGCCATTTGTTAAAACGAATGTATTAGGCCTAATGGTAACATTTCCGTAGTTATCAATCGCAAATGTTGATACTCCAGAACTGTTTGTAACGTTGATGTTCTTCAGATTAATCAAATCAGCTGAAATCTGACCTGATTTAATATAAGAAGCGTTTATATACAGATGTCCGTTCTGCATATAAATTCCCTCTTGTTTGCCATTGTCTGTCAGAGCATTAAAAACTCTTTCGAAATTGACAATTTTTTTAGCATCCAGTTCCTGCCAAGTACCATCAGTCCCAGAAAACATATATACCTGGCTTGTAGAGAAGTTCATGAATATCGAGCCGTCATGCTTTTCATATTCTTCACTTTTCCATTCAGATGCCGGATAATTCTGCAATGTTGGTGTATACGTGCCATAATAGTTCGGGATAGTCACATTACGAACTGACCCATCCACAACGTCTTTGGCGATCTGTTCAATAGTTCTACTTTTTAGCGTAAAGCTTTCAACCTCTAATGTGACAGCACCTGTGTCGGCATCTATTCTTAATGTCGTATTCCCTTTATTGTCTTTCGCTGTGAAGCCTCTTGTATTAATCCATTCTGATTGAATGCCGATGGCGTAAAGAATATTCAGAACAGCATCCCCATTACTGTCAAAGCCGGCTTTCCATGTCTGACCTCCGTCTACTGACAAAAAGAATCCATCGACACCTGTCTTATAAATTATTTTAGAATCAGCAAGTGCAGGTTTATCATGCCGGTACGTAATTACAGAACCATCTTCTTGCATTTCCTCTGTATAGAAGAAACCCAGCGTGTTTGCTGCAAGCTCATTCATTTGTTTGAGCTTTATGTCATAGGCAGATAGTTTCTTTTCTATATCTTTCTTTGCTTGTTCTACCACTGTCTGCTGTTCGCCAATAAACTCACTTGCATCTTCTTCAGCACTCCTTGCATTGCAACTCCATGTTGTTGAACCACCGAACACAAACTCTATGTCTGTCACAAATGATCTAAAGACACGATTCTTTGTATCAATAAATTCAACTGGATCGCCGAAAGTGGCGTATCCGTTAGCGATTCCCTCGCATGAAAAAGGCCTCATTCTCAAGCCAATTAATTGGTTGCCGATAGCTTCGACTCCCGCCTGTGCATTGCCTGACAGCAACTGGTTATCTACCGTGATTACGTAGCCTTCTCGACCCGACATATATTCTGACTCGTCTTCTATGTATTTGACACCTGTTACAACTATGTCATCTACATCATATTGCAAATTTTGTATCGAAAACAATGTATGATAATCACTTTTACTTAATGTACCACCATCAATCACGGTCCCTGTTGTCCATGGATTAAGCGTACCGCCGTCAATCACAGTCCCCGTTGTCCATGGATTAAGCGTACCGCCGTCCAAATCATCACCATTTGTCCAATCCTTTGCTGTTTCACCATCATAAATAATTGCGCTGGTAAATGCCTTATCAAATGTAACAATTCTGAGCAGATCATTCTCGTCAATTCTTGCGTTTCCACCAGCTATCCCGGCACACATTCCAATTACCGCACGATATGTTGTGTTAGATGGCGACTGTAAAATCTGAAAGTTCGAATTCGGGAATGTCGCATCGCCAAGCGTAATATTACACTGTTGGCAACATTCTGAAAGCAGTTCTCTAACAGTGCAAGGAAAAGACAAATTAGAATCATACGTCTTATCAGTATTATGCATTTTATCTAAAAGAGAAAGACTTATTTCGCTCGCTGTCGCAGGTTTTTTTGATACAACATAAGTACCTCTTTTTATAGCTTCTAATTTGTTGGATAACTGAAGATTAAGAAAAATGACAAATCTTGCACCGTTAAAGTTGTAATTGTCAAAGCGGCCATCGTCATTCACTAATGACAGACTTGCTGTTTTTTCGATTGCCACGCCCACTGGGAAGTCCCCAGAATCTGCTGAATCTACAAGACTGTTTCCGGATAAAAAAAAGTCCTTCTTTTCTAATTTGAGCGTAGTGCCGTCTGATAATGTAACGTTTGCTGTTACGTAATAATTTCTGTTTGTAAGAGATTCCTCTTTTAACTGAGTAGATGCATTTATCAAAACGGCTCAATCCTCCTTACATTAATAGACAAATCCGTCCACTTTTCTTCCCCATCTTTCAGAGTTTGCGCAGCCATATTAAAATTTGATGCGTAGAATGTTCTGTCTATCCATCTTCCCGGAACAGTAGGGTCTTTATGGTGGAATGTGAATTTGCTTTTGTTAAGCACAGTATTTAGTATGGTTGCTATTTCAGCCCACGTAAGCTCGCCCCATTGCATGTCATACCCGCCTATGGTTCCCATTGGAGAATTATGCATAACTAAATCCTGACTTCTCTTAGAGTCTTCCGTAGAAGTGGTTGCGAACACCGGTTTGTAACTATCCGGTGCTCTTATAACAACGTTGTCTATTTTAAATTGTTCCTGCGGCATATTTTTCTCCTTACGCTAACTCAAATGGGTTCTTCCCATTCCGGTTTCTTCTCATTTCAGCTTCACTGATAATAATATCTAACAGTTTTCTGCCAGATGCATTAACTGTAACATTGTAAGTGTTTCCATCTCCCTGTCCTTTTCCTGACTCTTCCCGGACGATCTGACGCAACAGGCTTTCCGGTGCTTCCAAGTTATTACCTTTTTTCTGGTCGCCTAATACCGCAAGGAATTCGCTTCGTGGTGGAATAACTGCGCCACTGGCCAGATATGGGATAGTTCCGATACGTGGAAATGTTGCATGAAATCCAATAGTCTTTGAACCAAACGGTGTTGGAACGGTCCAGGGTCCAAAGGAAAATGCAGATTCAATTCCACCAATTGCATTATTAATCATTCCAACTGCATTATTAACAATGCTGATTGCCTGATTAATCGGAGCTTTGATAAAATTCACAATGCCTTCAAATGCAGATCTGACTGCATCTCTGGCGGCATTAAACTTATTAGTGATAGCATTTTTTATCGCTTCTACTTTATTAGACACAAACGTAGCTACGTTTTCCCATGTTCGGGATGTCTTGTTCTTTACGCTGTCCCATACGCCTACAACTTTAGTTTTAATTGCATTAAATACTGTGCTGGCTGTGGATTTAAGAGAGTTCCAAAGGCCAGAAAGTGTCTTTTTGATTGCGTTCCAGATTGTTGAAGTCAATGCTTTAATCGCATTCCAAGCAGTGCCAATGATGCTCTTTATTATACTCAACGCGCCTTTTGTTACGGTTTCAATTATCTCCCACGCACCTGACACAACATCTTTGATAAAACTCCATGCTCCATCCGCAATCTCTTTTATTCCCTGCCAAGCCAGTTCCCAGTCTCCTGTGAAAACGCCTACAAGGAAATCAATGATTCCGCTCAGAGTGTCTGCTACATCACCAATTATTTTAATTAATGATTTTATGACTTTTATTGCTACGGTGCCTACAACGTTAATTACTTCCGCCATAACTGGAAGCAAATTCGCAATTATCCAGTTAATTAAAGGCACTAACACCGATTCCCACAGAAGCTTCAGGGAATCAATAAGTTTACCGAGGAAAGTCTCTATTTTTAAAATTGCGTCCCCTAATGGTCCCTCTAATAGCCCTTTGATTTGTTCTGCTAGTCCTTGAAAAACAGGAAGAACGTACGTGTTATATCCAGTTATCAGAGTTCCAAATATGCTTGATAGTCCATTTGCTATAGAATCAAAGAGCGGCTTTACGTGTTCATCGTATAACCTTGATATTGCGTCGCTAAGGTTTTGAACAACTGTTAAGACGCCACTTGTTACAGTTTCTATTACTCCGAGACTACCCTCGATTGCTGACTTTAAAATGTCCTTGTTGTCGATAAAAGGCTGCGCAATCATGTTAAGGATGTCTCTGCCAAGTTTTGCAGCCGTTTCCGTAAGAACCATTCCGATTTCAGCAAAGATTCCGATTAAATCTGCTGTGATCTGTTGCGCAGTTTCTCCACCTAAAACTGAGAAAACATCAGCGAAAGCAACTGCAAGATTTCCTGCGATTTGTGAAATTTCAGCGCCGATGTTGAACATATCTATCAGATAGTTCTTTATTCTTTGCGTGTTCTGCTTTAAAAACTTTTCAATTCCGCCTATAATGTTTTGCGCAATTGTCAATCCAATTCTGGCAAATGAACCGGCAACTTGTCCAATTGCATATGCAAATGAATCAAGAAAATTATTTGCTGCTTTAGTAACTTCTGAATCAGTAAAGATATCCTTTAAAGATTTCCATATGGAATCGAGATCCTTTTTTATTCCGTCAAAAATTGGCTCGTAATCTCCTAACCCATCCCAGAATCCTTTTGCGATTAACTTAGCCAACTGTTTAAATCTGTCGATTATCTTTTTTAGCGGTTTTGACATTTTATCAAGAACTGTCTCACCCTCTGCCAATTTTCCATAATCAACATTTTGTACAGCATCTTTCATCTGATCTGCAAGTCCGCCGGTTGTACCCGGTACTTTTGAAGATGAATCCGCACTTTTATCCGTTGAGTAATTATTTATTTCGTCGAGAGGACTAAGATATCCTTTTGCCGCCTTAGTAGCTTTCTTGGTTGCGTCCGCTGTATCATTTGTTGCATCTGCCAACTTTTCGGCATTGTCGGCAGCATTTCCATATTGGTCTGCCGTATCAGCCATTGCATCTGTCCCGGCAAGACCTGCGCCACTCGCGCCTGTCTGGCCAGATGATTTCTTTCCGGTGATTAACTCCGTAAATGACTTGAAGGCATTTGCCAGAGTTGCTAACTTACCGAGCAAGATATTAATAACTTTCAGAACAGGAGTGAAGAGATTGATTAATCCCTGTCCAACTGTCGCCTTGAGAGATTGCAGCTGTAACTGCATTACTCTTACCTGGTTCGCCCAGCTGTCTGAAGTACGGATGAAGTCTCCAGATGCGGCAGATAGCTGTTTCTGCACAAAAGCCAAACGAAGAGCCACTTTCTCCTGTTCTGTCATTTCAGATGTGGTTTTGCCGTAGCCGTTTGCAAGTGCGTACTGGTCAAGTGCCGACTGAGTCATTACCACGCCGAGATCTTTCAACGTTTCCGTTTCGCCCGTAAATACAGACTTTAGTTTTGCATACGCCTCGTCCTGGCTGATGTTATAGAATGATGCTACGTCACCAGTCAGCTGCGTCAGAGCCGTTGACATATCGTAAGCCTGTGCCTCAGAGAAACCGAACGACTTAGACATTGCTCCGAACGTACCGACATACTGCTTCGCCATGGTTTCTGACAGTCCGGCAGAGGTCATAGCATTCTTTGCAAATTCGTTTACCTTGTCCGACATGGTTGTGAATGTAACATCGACCACGTTCTGCACTTCGGCAAGGTTAGAGCCGAGTTCTACGCATTCCTTACCGAACTGCGTCAGTTTTCCAATCGCAAATGCTCCGCCAATCAGTACGCCTATTTTTTTTACTACGCTGCCAAGTCCGTTAAAAGACTGCCTGATTGCTGATACGCCGTTTTGCACGCCTGATGTGTCCATTCTGGTATCAATAATGACTGAGCCATCAGCAGCCATGTGTCCACCTCCTAACTATTTGAGGTTCAACATCTCATTCAGCTTATCTTTATAAGCTTGCTCCTCGTCGCTGAGACGTGTTTTTATGTCAATTATGTTTTTATTCTCTTGATAGAATTTCTTTTCCCATTTATCGAACTTTTCGCCCTTTGCTTTTTTTGACCGGATTCCAACTACGGTGTTGAACAGGCACTCGCCAGATTCCATAAAGTATCCAAAAAACGTCCACCAGTGCATATAAGGTACTGATCTGATTTCTTTACCAGCAACCTTGTTCACAGCCGGAACGATCATATCTCCATCCTGTTCCCAGTCCATCAAACGGGGTTTGGACTTGTTCGGGCTATCATCGAATTGACCACAATCAATAAACTCGCAAGCTTTCTGACAAGTTTCTGTAAGATGTTCCAGGGGTATGCTTTGCCAGTCCTCAAACAAAATCTGTAACATAACAACAGCTTTCGCCTGTTCATCCAGTTCTGGGTCATTCATGGCTATGAGAATATCAATAATCGCTCGAAAATCTGTCCTGATAGAAAAATCCACCCCACTGATGTTGAGTGAGGCGGGTAACTCATAGGCGGTCATTTTGTATACTTCTCCGTGTACCTATTGACCACTTCCTGCATTTTTTTCTTTCTCTTTTCAATTTCCGGAGTAAGTGCTTCATTGATTTTGTCCAGAACGATATAGGCAAACACCTGACCATTTCCAAAGACAGTTGTTGCGGTAATTGGTTCTTTGAATAAATCCTTAGATGCTTCGTATCCGAGCATATAATTGATTTTGTCCTCAATCTGTTTATTAATCTCCGCCATCTCTTTGCTGGAAGAAACATTTTTAACAGATTCCTGAGCCTGTTCAAAGAAAGTTTCCAATTCTTCCGCTCTTGCTGCAACGTTAATGTCAGTAGGGTTCAGCTTGAACGAAGAGAACACTTCACCCTGTTTATTTGTGAATGTGAAAAGAAGAAATCCATCATCAATATTTGTGTTAATTGTCTTTGCCATTTCCTATACCCTCCTAAAAAATTATTCGCTGTCAGCTGTAAATGATCCGGAAGTAATGTCAAATTTACCTTTGACGCGCTCTCCAACGTAATTAACCGTGAACGGAATCTGATAGCCGGATGTATCACCGCCGTAGCTTGTTGGAACAACATAACAATCCTGCTGATATGCTTCATACTTGCCTGCTGTGGCTTCTGTCCAGAGATGAACCTCAACTGCTTTTGTTTTGAGGTTGTCGTCTTTGAGACGCCCATCTACGATCTTCTGTAATGCTGTGAACAGATCGGAAGTAGTGTCTGCATAGAACGGATCAGCGTCAGAAGAAGCTTCGTAGCCGTTATGCTTGAATGTGGATTCTCCGAGAATGTTTTTAGATGTTTCAGTATCTGGATTGAGTTCTACGTTATACTCTTCCAGATCTTTTCCAAGACGCTCATATTTCGGTGTCAGTCCTCCGCAGAGGGAACCTGAATCAATGTAATGAGCCATATATTTACGGTCAATTTTTCCTGTTACTGGCATAGAAATGTCCTTTCTGCCTATCATTTTTAAAAGGCTGTGTAGGTTAGCGACTATCTCTAATTGATAGCCGGTTGTTACGTTATATTACTTCATAAGTATTTTCGTAGCGTACTGACAATGGCAATAACCAGTCCTGTACGCCACTCTCCTGTGGCTCTAAACCATAGGAATTATCACGAGTGATACGTTTTATTACTCTTCCTTGCGAAAGCTCTGGAAAAGCAGATAAGCGTGTCTCAGAGCCATTTATAATAACTGGTTCTCGACATATCCATTTACCGAGACTGTCCAGAAACTTCTGAACAGATAACTTCTGCCGTTCTTTGTCGGATGCCGTTCGATAAACCACATAAAATGGGTACTGGCACACCTGATGCATTACTCCGCACACGTCTTCTTTTTCTGAATAGATCAAGGCCCCGTTGTCTGCCGAGAAAGCGATTCCGGAATCTTTGTTCAGCTCTTCGAACTTGATGCTTTCACCCTGATATAATCCGGGATACTGGTTCAGAAGTGCTTTCATTGCATCTGTCAGAATCTCATATCCAGTTGCATCTTTGCCAATTGGCTTATCTGCCATGTCTGCCACCTCCTGCCTGTGCTTTTACTTTGCGAATCCATGTACTGCCGTATTGTCGTTTTGCGGCATCAAACCAATGGGCTTGTGCCCGTGGGTGAGCCTGTTTGGTGTATTCAAGATTTTCCTTTGCGGCTGTCTGACCAGAAAACTGACTGACAAGAACTTTCTTTGCTCCACGTCTTGCGTAGGGACTTCCAGTTGCTTCATCAACCATTCCTTTCCCCTCGTACAGAAAACGTCCATAAGGAGCCGCCGCCGCACATACTTTCCCAGTTCCTTGCAAGGATGCACTCTCAACTCTTGTCCGGTTGATAAAGTCCCCTGTAATCATCGGCATGAACGGAACCATACTGTCCATAACCATTCCATCAAGGAGATACTGGGCTTCTTGGTATTGCCTAGAAAATCTATCCATATTCAGTTTGATTTTCATATCTCCGTCAACTACGGAGAATCCTTTGAAATGATGAATTTTGCTCATATTACTTACCAAGAATCTCGAAGTGAGGAATCAGTGTATACGGACCGCCTACACTGGTAATCTTGAACACGTTATCCTTATTCTCATTCATGTACTGATAAAATCCATTTCTGTAATCACCATCAGTTACTGTTCCGCCAGTCCACTCACCCTCCCAGAAGAACGATTCATCTGAGAATGTGATAGTGTCTTCCAGAGCGTTGTTGATCTGCTGCTTCCACTCTTTAGGCGGCACCCATGGAAGAATCTTACCGTCTTTATCAGTAATGGTTATATCGCCGTTCTGGACGGTATAGCGGATGTGTAACTGTGCGTTGTCAGTTGCGTCTGGTCCGTACTTTTTAAGGATTGCTCCTTTGTCTGTAATGAGGTCAACGCCGGATAAAACATGAGGATACCAGTACGCATCTCCAGTTGTGGCACTTTCGTAATAGTTGAATAGTGTTATAATTTTGCTATAGATATATCTCACCTCACATTTACGGGAGTTGAAACTGCGTCCACATCGCTCCAACCGCGATATCTTCTCTTGATTATAGTGTTATAGGAAATCCCAGTTATTTCACTCCATTCTGTTAATGTATGCGTTTCCCCATTTACAGTAACGTAAACATTGTCTCTTTTATTGTTGGCTTGCTGTTTCAAAGTTGCCCATCTACAATTTTCAGGACAATAATTTTCATCCACGTTTACTCTATCTATAGTAAGATTTTCAGCATATCCATTTCCTAATGCCCATTCCTTAAAATTAAGGAATGACTTTTCCCATTCTTCACAAACAGAAATGTCCCTGCCACCATAGTTTTTATAAGATGGATCTCCAATATAGGAACAGCGTCTGCGCATATCTACCCATATAGTGTATAAGCGTGTGTTTCTATCTCCATGAATTTTCTTAGCTTCCGACACTCTATCTTTTTGATAGCAGCCGCAACTAAGTGTATTCTTGCGAATCAGATTATTTGAAGCTACAATTACTTTATTTCCACAATCGCATTTACAAAGCCACTGAGATTGCCCTGTTTTATTAACTTTCTCAATGGCTATAAGTCTTCCAAATCTTTGATTTGTTAAATTTCTTGTTGGTCTTGGCATAATAAATCCATCTCCTTTTAAGAAAAAGGACTTACTGCTGTCTCGCGACATGCGCCTCCTTAATTATTCTTTCTGCACTGTCTGCTTAATAATCTGATTTACGCCAGTTGCTGACAATCCATTAAACATACCGACTGCAACTGCCGTGATATAGTCCGTTGCCGGGAAGTCCGGGATAATTCCCATTCCGACTGCTCCGAGAATCCCGCCAGTAATTGCCATGACTACTGGAATCCATTCATCAGAGATTCTTTTTGACGCTTTACAGCCCATTCCTACGATGTAGCAGATCATAACGATTGCTACACATGAGCCTAATGTTGAAATATCCATTATTTATCCTTTCTGGTTGGGACTACGTTTCCGCAACCCATACAATACTTTTTGCCGTTTTTATACTTTACGCACGTGCAGTTGTCTACTTCACAACATTTCTTATCGTTTACTTCGACGTAATCTTTCATATCATTTACACTCCTGCATACAATACTGGTATTCCATCGTCCGTCCTTACTCCCATCAGAAGCGGCAATGCTGTCTTAAGGAGTAAATCATTCGTTTTCTGTACATCCCCAGCGGCGGCATACACCGCACTCCATTCCTTTGCACTCGCTCCAATCTGCTGTGGTGTGGCGTAAGAGATGGATTCACTGCCGGAACTTACAGATGTTACAATGCCTGTTGTGCTACCACCGGACCCAATTGTGGTTGACGTACCACTTACAGCGGCATTGGTAGCGTTCTTTTCAGCAAGCTCAATCTGATACATTAATTCAGCCAGTGAGCAGACCGCCTTTTTGATGCGCTTCTGTGAGCGTTCATTTTTTGGCAGTCCGTCCACCAACCTGTCAAATGTCATTGTGTCCACAAAACCACTGGCTCTTTCTGCTAATCGTGGAAATTCGGTTTCTGGCACAACTGAACCGAAATATGAAGTTGTGTAAAATTCATAATCTGCATAAGCCATGCCAGTTACCTCCTACTTGATCATCATTTTGCTGTTACAGTCGCGTGTCCGGCGCTCAGTGCCTTATATGTGCTGTCGCATTCAACCACTGTGATTACCTGCCCTGTTGCTGCGGTAATGTCAGCTTCTCCATCCCACGCAGTCCAGTTCTTCACATTCTGGCCATAATCTACAGTAGTCTCAGATGATGCAACTTTGTACTTGTACACATTTCCTGCGCTTGCTTTTTTCGGAGTAATAGTCACTTTTGTGTCTCCACTCTTACTTCCTGCCGCAGAATTTACAGTCAGAGTTCCAAGCGTCTGAGTTGTGTTGATAGTTCCTACGGCAATAGCATCAATGTACTCTGCAAAGAGGGTAAGTCCCATGATTGCGAATGCTTCGGATACTGCTGTGTGGTAATTGCCCTGTGTATGGAATCCGATTAAATTTGTCTCGCCAGATACGGTATATACAAGACCAGCTCTCGCAAAGTCAGATTCATTCGGATCCACGTAGTAAAGAACGATGTTTTCTACAGGTGTAGCGATTACTGTTCCTCTTGGAATCTCGCTGTCAGATAACAGGAAGATTGTGTTAAATCCCAGGAAGTCTTTCAAATACTGGAAGCCGAACTGGTTCTGAATAGAAATCTCAGCCGCGCCGATATACTCATACACGTCCAGAATGTTTACAAATCCAACAACACCGGTCACATTTCTGTGCATCTGCTTGAATTTGTTTTCTACACGACCCTTAGCCATTGCCAGAGCCATCTGGAAAGTGGTTTCTGTAAATGAGAGGGTACCTGTTTTTAAATAATTATAAAATCTTTCAGTAACATTGGTCTGAAGCTGGAAAAGGAATTCATCATCGGTCATCTGAACAGCGTTCTCATAACCGTGATCCTTGATTGCTTCGATAGATACAGCCTTTGCATACTTCTCAATACTCATTTCTGCATAAGGCTTTTCTTTTACAGTGAATTTGCTGTAAGGGATTTCTTCACCCTCACCAACATTCCCATCCTGTAATGTACCTTCTGCATATTTTGATTTAAGAACCGCTCCGGGTGTCTTTTTGATTGGACGCATGATACCAAGGATTTCACGTAAGTGTTCCCAGTTTCTTTCGAATCTGGTAACAAAGTCAATCTCACGTGCTGTGACCTGGATATCATTGCTCATAATAAGATTAGCTTTTGCTGCCATATAAAAATCCTTTCTACCCATAATTGTTAAGGTATTGGGTTAGCAACTATACTCTGGTGTATAGTCGGTGTAAAAAAATCACTGGAATAACTGGATATTCTGGGCGATTGCGGCCTGTCTCTCGGACGGGTCTTTGATTGCTTCGATATCTTTCTTTGTCATGTTTCCCGGTGTCTGCTGCTGTCCAACATGAGTAGTAAACCTTGCCTGGTTCTGCTGAGCCTGCTGCTGAGATTCATCCACAAAAGCGGATGCGTCAGACTGCTTCATCTGCTCAATCAAATCATTCAGTCCAAGGATTTTACCGTCTTTCAGCTTCAATCCTGCTTCCTTGATGTCTGCCATAACAGACTTCTTTGCAGCCTCACTGGAAAATTTAACATCATCAAGTGCTGTTTTAAGTGCGTCTGAGAAATCGCGGTCATAGATTTTCACATTGAATTCCTTCTCTGCGTCCTCAGCCTTCTTCTTCCATCCAGCAAGCTCTGTCTGAATGTTCGCCGGGTCGATACCGTCAAAACCTTTTAAGGTTTCTTCTGCTGTCTCAGCACGTTCTTTCCAGTTATCACGTTCTCCCTCGACTTTCGACAGGGTTTTTGCAACTTCCTTAGCATTCTTATAATGCTCAGAGAGTGCCTTTTTAACATCTGCCTGCTTATCCTCCGGGATTTCAATTCCAAACGATTTTAAAGTGTCAATAAGTTTCTGCATAACATCCTCCTGGTCGTGTTTATTGACCTGCCGCCGCAGGTAAATGGATTAAGCCAGTTAGACCACTGGCAAGGTAATCGGAAAGGCAGGAATCGAACCTGCGACCTCACATTTACAGTGCGATCTACCACTGAGCTACATTCCATGCCGCCTATAACGGCCAACCCTCTAAAAAGAAACTGGGGTGAATTTCACTTCTTTCGCTATAGCGTAAATCCACCTGAGACATAGACCACCTGTATACAAACAGCTTAACTCTAAGCGGATTAAAGCGGAGCGTCCGGAATCGAACCGGAGACCAGAGTGCGACTCTGTCAGTTTTCCACTAGCGTACATTCCACACAACCCGGATTCCCGGGTTAGCAAGGTGTTTAACGTGTCATGCCTGCCACGAGTTGTTTCGGATATTTATTTCTTTTTTAAAAGAAAAGTATGAATAACAAAAACCTTAATCAAGGAGGTGAGCCATCTTGCGTGCCAGATGGCAAATACGCACGACAGGATTCGAACCTGTTCAACTTTCCGTTAAAGCGTGCGTACCAGCTACTAAATTAAAGGAAGGAGGATTAAAACGAAAATGTCAAAAACAACCGTTTTACTTGTGCTTCCTGCTGCACAATTACATTATAACAGATTTCTTTTAACTACCTCTCTACCACTTTTGTGTTTTTAGAGCATATCACGGAGTTTTTCTACGTATCTCTTGACAAGATCACGTTCTTCCCGGCACTCTGCATCCTTGGACATATCACTCATTTCTGTTGTAAGTTCGTCCAGATGTTCTTCCAATGCGGCGAGCATCTTTCTTTTGCAGTCTTCAGACTTGCCGGAACGATAGCTCTGTTTCTGTGTCATATAGTCGTCATAAGCATCTCGTCCGTCAGAGCGGCTGTAATGTCCTCTAACATAATGCTCACCACGTCTGGCATAAGAACTGCCTCGGTCATAATCTGGCATCATTCTGCCGTCATTTGCGCTGTATCTCCCCATGCTGTCGCGCTTTCTTCCACGTTCGCTGTAATCGTCATTGTATCCGCCACGCATCTCATCAAGGACAGTGTTATAGTACTCCACTTTCTTGTCCCAGTACTGCGTGTTCTTTATGTCTTTGTACATATCAATCAGTTTGTATGTCATTTCCAGATTTCCAGTGGTCAGTCCATTATCAGCGATTTTGGACAGTTCGTCTTCAATTCTTGCACATAAGTCTTTAATGTCTCTCATAATCGCACCTCCTACGCTTCTCTGGTCACAACAATATTTGCGTTCGCAACAGATATTGCCTGATCGCTTGTGTTCTCTACTGCGATATTAACGCAACATCCGCGAGGCACATCAATATAGATACCTGCGGACACATTATTGTACTGATTTACTGCTGCCGGTGTGGAAATCATCTGAGAAGAAAGAACCGGCTCACCAGAAATTGCAATAGCCAGTGAGATAGCTCCGACAGTACCGCCTGTTGGAATTGCGATATTACCAGAAAAATCCACGAAGAATCTCGCTTTACACTGGTTAGTCAGTCCTCTTAGAGTGATGATTCCACTTCCCTCTCTGTGCTGAATGCAGTTAGAACCTTTAACTGCTGTGTTTGAAAATACTACGTTTCCATTTGCTGCTACAGTCTGAGCAGCTACATTTGTAAATTCTGCCATAAAAATACTCCTTTCATATCACAAAAGGACAGGTCTCAGCCTGCCCCTCTGTGTAATACGGCATAAGCCGACATTCGAATCAATCGAAAGATACTCTCGATATGAAGTTATCAGCAATTGCATCCGGTGTTGCATCCGCATCCACATCCGTAATATGTGTTCGGGTTAGGAACCTGATATGCCGGAATCGGTGCTGGATTGATTGCATTAATGAGCTGCTGTGGCTGCATATCCGCCGCCGTTTCCATTATTGCCCCAGCCATTATTTCCCCATCCGAAGAAAGCAAAGATGAATAAAACAATAATCCACCAGCTACCATCTCCACCAAACATGCCATCATTATTTCTACTATTTCCAGTAGCAGCGGCAATATCTGCTAAGCTATAATTTCCATCCATAATATAATCTCCTTTTTGTGTATTTACATCAATCTGGCCAGATTGTAATGTACTATTTCATTCCTTTCAACATGTGTTGAAACTGTCCTGCCATCTGCTGAACCTGATTAAGTTGCTGTTGGGAAATCTTCCCAGACTGCAACATCTTCTCAACTTCTGCTTTCGGATCTCCCTTAAAATTCTGTTTAAACTGCATAAACTGCTGTACCATCTGCATTGGCCCGTTTCCCTGTGGCATCCCACCACCAAGCACATTAAATAATGGATTACTCATCTGCGTTTCCTCCCTTGGCCGCTGATTCCTGTACGGTATTAGCCCTAACAGGTTCAGAAAATGAATTTAATCGGTTTATGATAGCTTCGTATTTGCCTTTCAAATCATCGTATTCCTGTCGAGTAACATATTTACTGTCCATGTTCTGAACAGGCTGTTTAGGCGGCATCTGAGAGCCTATCTCGTGGTATTCAAATGTCCGCAGTGGCTGTGGCATACCGGATACATCTGTGGATTTTATGTAGAACTTTTCACTCTCTGAATCCATCAGTAAAACGCTTGTCCCAGGTGCTACCAGATAGGATTTTGCGCCGACTTCGCCGGATACCCACAGGATACCACTATTATTCTGCTGTGGTTGCTGTACTGGTTGAGCTGGAATCTGGACAGGCTGTTGCTGGAATTGATTCATCTGCCCCGGAACGCCAAAACTATATTGATAAGGATTGTTATATAATGCCATCTTATACACCGCCTTTCTGATTATATTTTTACATAAAAAAAGAACCGGAAACAGGTCGTTTCTGGCTCTAATTAGTATCCAAAAAGTATCAGCACACTTTAATTATTTTATTGTTCACCCGGCGGCTTAACCGTTTTGCCGTAGATATACTCACGTTCATCTGCTCAGCGCAGTATTCGAGCGTATGTTCTTTACATCTCAGTCGGAACAATCTTTCTTCGTCCGGTGTGAAATTACACTCTATCAAGAATCTGTCTATATCTTTCTTCGTGAACACATATAATTTCATGAGCATACCCCTTACTAATGCTAACGCTGATT